GATGCCCCCTGCTTTGTTTTGCCAGATGTCTTGGGTTTGCTGGAAGTAACCTTTGATCTGTTCCGAGTTGCACGACTTGCTTTATCCTGAGCCGCCTTGATTTCCTTGGCTCTTGTAGCCGCACGTTTTGCCGCACGTTCCGCGTTTTTCTTGGCTTTTTCTTTTGCGACGCGTTCAGCCTTGCGTTTAGCCGCTTTTTTTACAAGTGCGGATGCCATCTTTCTTGCACCCGAAGTCCCAGCCGCTGTAATTAGTTTTGCTACTGCCATAATAATATAGTGTTAATTGTTATTTGCCCTTAGATTTTTTCCATCGATTATAAGCCATGCGTTCTTTTCCGCCCAATCGATTTATTTTAAACGTAGACATTCCTTCAAACTTATGTTTCTTCTTTGCCTTTTGTTGGGCATCCACAATTGCTCTTCCTTTTGCTGAAGGGGGCTTAATCTTTTTAATGCTTCCGTCGCGGTTGCGAATAATAGATGATCCCACTTCTACCTTAGTTTTTGAACCCGTAGTAGGTGTTCTACGATTCCTTACAGTTGGAACACTTGCCATAGGTCTACCTGCTTTTTTGACTGGATTCTTGGTTGTCTTTTTCGTTGCGGTAGGTTTGGTAGGTGCTTTAGGTGAAGAGGGTGCGGGTCCTATTTTGCGGTCGTATGGCTTTGGCTTAGAAGCTGGTTTTTGGGGCTTTGTGTTTCTGGCTCCCCCAGTTGCCTCAAAAGCAACATACGCTGGAGCCGCCACATAGCTTGAACGAACAATGGCTTTAGCTACGTTCCTGCTGGAATTAGCCGCGGCATCAACAGCTTTTACCTTTGCCGACACGCTCATATCGCGAGTAAGAGCTGGCTTGGGCATAATCTTATTGTTAACCTTGCGAACCAACGCGGAGTCCACTTGTTGGAACTTGCTTACAGCTTTGTTAAACGCGGGTTTAGCGGCTCTTTTTGCCACATTAATTCCCATGGATGCTAATTTACCTAATATCATAATTTTAAAGTGTTGAAAGAAATAAGTATTATATCATTCCTTATTTTTTACTTTGCCCTTAGCTTGGTTAATTTTAGTGCATTACGAGTGGACATTGCGGGATTAGCGGGTGCAGTTCCCATGGAACCCATTGTTTCGACACGACCCTTAGATGGTGGAGTTTTTGGAATCCGACCCAGCGGGCTTGGCATGGTTCCCATGGAACCCATTGTTTCAACGCCAGCCTTGGATGTTTTGCCAGCACCCCCAAGCATTCCCTGAGTTGTTTTTTGATTAGCTCCTCCAGAAATAAGTCTTATTCCTTTTCTTGCCGCGTATGATAATGCTCTTCCGAATGCCATTAGTATTTTCCTTTTCTTGATTTTGGTGATGATTTTTTGCTTCCCCCTTTTCCTGCCCAGAGTTCTGTGCAAGCCAAGTGTTTAGCAGTTCCTGATTTAGCGGTTGAGCATTTGTGCCTAGCCTTAAAACTTTTACGAGCCGCTGGTGAGTAGTTGTGACCATACCCAGATGCCCCAGCATGAACCAGCTTCTTTTTGCCCCCAGAGCAATAGAGCTTCATGATTTTCTTTCCAGCTCGCGTGCTTCTGCGGGTTTCTCCGCAACGCATACTTGATTTAGGACTAGACATCTTTGGGGGGTGTTAGGACTTTAATGAGGTAATCGTCTTCGATCATCCCTCCAATAATTTTTGCGTCAGCTCTTTCAGTTGCATCCAGACTTTTTTCAAGTAGATGAAACTTCGTTTCCCTGCATTCTTTAATAAATTGTAAAACGTATTTATATTGCTCATATTGTGATAAGAAGTTTACTGCTTCTAACAGGCTATCGGTTTTCTTTAATGACATTAGGATTCTCCTATGTTTTGAGTATCAACTGAACCCATCTTTGCGGGAGCAGTTCCAAGTCTTCCAATTTCAGCATTCTGTTGCTGAACAACTTGCTGTTGGTATTGTGCGGAGTAATTCTGTAAGTTAGCTAGGAAAGCTGGATCGCTTTGAAGTCTAGCTTGGATACCCTCTTGGCTGGTATATTCTTGAACAACCTGCATAGCTATCTGACCACCATTGGGTCTAGCACCCACTGGAATGCCAGCATATATCTTAGTAAGGTCATCAGTTACATCCTTAACCATTTCCTCTTGTCCTTGACCTTCGGGCTGAATAATAACATCAGCGATACTTGGATCAATTGCATTAGCCGCTAATTGCTCCGCGGCTTGTAGATTAAAGGTATTGTTCGGAGAGTTTCTAGCTAGCTCAAGTATGGACTGTATCTTGGCTTTCATCATCTCTGGGTCTTGGTTTTGGACATCGAATGATATGCAAACATCTATAACCTCGTCCTCTGGGGACTTGTAAATAACGAGTTCGTTTGGATAACCAGTTACTCGGAAAAATTTTTCATCTGGACCAAATACTAAGAATGACTTGTAGGCTAGTTTTAGGATGCTTGAGCAGTGCGTAAGGAATTTATCAATAAAGAACTGCTGGCGTTGCTGACTCAAGGCACTGCCTTCATTGAGTCCCACTAAATCCATTGCTTCCTGTTGAACATATTTTTCTAGCTGGCTAGCTACTCCCGATGTATTCGGGACGTTCATGTATTCAAACTTTTCGTTTGCACGAACACCAATCCACGCACCTGCACCCATTTGTGCTGGTGGGCGACCCACTGGGTGAAGTAGAGGTGGTGCAACAGCTAATGCCATTTGATCACTCCACCCATCCCTAAGTGTCTTCATTTGCTTTTGTGGACCCCTAAGCAAATCACCAAAAGTATTTACGTCATATATTCGTTTGCCACCGTTACTTAGTCTAGTAAGAACAAAGGGGTATTCATCATATCCAGACAGAAGCTCATTGCTTAAATGACCCTCAGTTAACCTTGGATTCCATACAGTTAAATAAATTCCCTCCGAATTGCTTTTGGTATCAATAAGTCTACGATATGTGTAAACAATTTCAATCAAGTCCTTGGAATCATTCATTCCAGACATTCCATAAGTTGAACCCCCTCTTGATCGGGATGAACCAAGACTATTATATGTAGTCTGATTCATGCCAGAATAATCCATGCCTCTGTGGTGTTCAATTAACTCCTCGGCTACTGACTTATCCCATCCCTTGGTTTCTACGCAATTTTCAATTTCTTGGGGCGTAAGAAATGCTCGCATATGCACTCTAGGCGAGCGTTGGATATCCGTAACGTAGCTAGGGATGACAATGTCAATATCCGAAAACTTTGATTCCACAAAGGGTCTTGATACGTCTTTTTTAGCTACTGGTATTTTTGCTATTCCAAAATCCCTTAGTTCTTTTAACGCGGACTTTGCTTTACGGGCATCCACATAATCGAACATATCCGTCATCATGGCGATTGTTTCATCATCGCGGTTTTCGTCAGCCAGCAACTCGTATAGCTCTGGAGCTACTTCTTGAATTAGTTCTAAATTAAATTCTTCATCGTGAGTTCTGGACTTCATCTCCCAGTCCACGTAGGTAATTGCAATACCCTTCTCAAGCAAATTGTTAGCCGCGGTTTCGCACTCAGAACGAAAGTCTCTTATATAGGACTTTTGCATATACTTTAAAAACGAGGAAATAACCCCAGCTTGCTTGATGTCAGAGGACTCCGTGGGATAAGCACGAATGTTACTCTTGCTCAGTGCGTTCATCATTAGCCCCACGTATGTGGATATGCACTGCTCTATTAATCTTACCTCTGTGTCACACGCACCGTCCCAAGGAAACGCGTCTTCTCCGCTCTTAACCAGTTGGTTGTTTTTACCCAACCACTCTGCGTTTCTATTGTTGTAACTATCTTGGCACTGAGAAACATAAGCACTTAAATCCGTTACATCGGATTCATAATCACGCTTTAATTCGTTAATATCGGGCTTTGATGTGACGTAGTAGGCTTCTAGCTCTTTGTCTTCCATAAATCGTTAATTATAGCAGGTGCAATTTATTTTTGCAGGCGAATTTTGATATTATTTAAAAATGTTGTATACCATTGGTAGTCCTTGGATATTATGTCCAAAAAATCATGCAAGGGAATTTCTTCGTATATATCATTATATACACGATACATTATCTCCCAGTCAATAAACGCTGATGAGTGACGACTAGCGAATCTCTTTAAGTCTTTGCTCTCGCTGGAACTCTCTTCGGTAGATAATTTCATGGCGGTAAAAATTTTCGTCGTTTTTGTTAATCACTTGTGCTTTAAAAATTAATTGGGGTCTTATTGCCTCTTTATGAGTATGAGGAATAGATACCCTAACCTTTCTTACTGGTTTTTCAAGCAGTTTGCAAAACCAAAACAGGGGGTTTGGGGTAGGGCTTAACGCCTGAACCCGAACAAACTGGGGTTGAATAATTGCATCATCCTTTTCCTTGAAGTAGTTTTCTATTTTTGAAACACCAAAATTTGATAACTCCTTGGTTTTTGTGCAATAATCCTCATCATTGCACACTTTTTTGCGTATTTTACCTATTTGCATGGGGGTAATCCCATATTTTTTTGCTAGTTCTTTTTGTTTCATTAGTATCCTCCAGTTGATTTTACTTGCTGGAAATCTCTATCCGTGTAGTGGATTGGACCATCCCCAGCGTTTGCCATTCTTAAATATCGGATTAAGTCAAAGAAGTCCTTGAGGGCTTCGTCGGACTTTCCTTGTGCATTGTAGTTGATAAGGCTGTCTATTAAGTTCTCGCAGGACTCATGGATAAAGCATCTGGGCTTATTAACGGCATCCAACTCATTGTTGGGATTATAGCTAAACCACTCATCTAGTGCCTGTATGCCTATCTGCTCCTGTCTGCCGTCCGAGGGAACAAAATGAAAATCGAACTCCTCAAAGGAGGCGAATAAGTCTAGATTATTTTCGTTTTCTCTAGCAAAGTATCTAGAATCCCCTATGCGTTCAAATACCTCTATCCCCAGTTCGTCCTCAATGTCCGCAAAGAGTTCGCAGTATCCCTGAACGTCGTATCCTATCTTTTTGGAAGCTGGACCATACTTCCACTTTTCTCCGAACAATGCCCACTCTCCGTATTGCGACCTCTCTGGGAACTCCTTGGTTATGTATATCTCACCGAGTTCGTTTACAGCCGCCCACAATGCACAGAAGTTTCTGTTACCCGCGGGATCAACTACTTGGTAGTGCGTGTATTCATCGGTCGATACGTCTGGGAACGTCATCCCCACAGCGTTTTCCTCCTCGCCCAGCACTTGCACCTCAGTGGAAAATAGGGGTAGCAAAGAAGTAATACTCTTGACGGGGATTCCGTAGGCACGAACCATGATTTCCTCGTCTGGGCGACCAATTAGGTCCTTCTTAATACGCTCGTATCCCCCAAAGGGGTTTTCGTCGGAGTGCAAGTAGACAACAGCGGCATCCCTAGATGGGGCATATTGAACGACGGGGACTTGCTCTCCCCGAAGGAGTTCTGCGGATTTGGTAGATATGGTTCTTGCGTTCTTTTGGTATTCGGCTACGAAGGGTGTAAAGCCGTCAATGGGGGTAAAGCCCAGTAGCATTTTTGAATTCCTAGTAGCTAGGCGAAAGCGTAGGGTGTTTACGAGTGCCGCATCCCCCAGATACTCATCCAGCCAGCTACCTATGTTTAGCTCTGGGTTGTTCTTGAAGCCGAACTCAAAGCCCTCCAAGATAGTCTGATTGTTGGAGAACTGGGTGTATGTCTTGAAGTCCACACGGGTTCTAGTGTCTGGGAAGATAAAGGATGCCCCCGTAAATCCGTTCTGCATAGAGAAGTTAATGTAGCCCTCTATACTCTTGGTTTTCTTTTTGAACTCCTTGGGCATCATTTCCCAAATTGCGGCTTGCTGAACCTTAACGGAGGTGTCTGCATTCTGGCTGAAGCAAACGATGTGTCCGTCGGGATTGCTGGTAACGGCTTCCATTACTAGCTTTGCACACCCCGTGGTTTTCCCCGATCTATTTCCTCCTAGGGCTAGGACTTCGTTGTATTCATTTAGACCCCGCCTTATCCTCCCCCAGCCCTCTAGGTCAAACCCCTGACGCAGGGGGTCCTCCTGAGATGCTCGTATAAGCCCCTCACGCACCCTATGAAGCTCTTGTAGAGCTTTGGGGTCACTCTCCCCCAGAAGAACTATTTCCTCGTCTGTGGGGGCTTCTATTAGGGGGTGCGGGGTGAATGTTAGTTCCATTACTCTTCGTCCCAAATTACTTCTACATTATCATCTCTGAAGTCCAAGGATGCCTCCCTGAGCAACATCCTAGCTACGGATACCGTCGTGTATTCGGATTGCACTTCGCCCGCTTCGTCAAGAACAACTATTAGATAGTTGGGGTAGTATTCCCCAAGTATCTCCTTTAGCTTATCAAGAATCTCCTGATCCAAGGGAATCCTCCTCTTCTACTACTTGGGCTTCTATAGCTCCCTCCTTTATTTGCTCTATACGCTTTCTAGCGGCATTCAGGGTATCTTGGTAGTCCTCCGCTGTATATATATTCTTTACATCAACCACCTGAGAAGCCTCGCCCCTAGCGGTCATAGCTTGTCTCTGGGAGTTTGCCTTGGCTATTGATATCTCTTTTAGGTCTCTGAACTCTGGTTCATAGCCACCTTCCAGCTTTACTCTGAGGGCATCAATCATATCTTCTTCTAGGGATTCTAGGTTAAGATAGCTCCTAGCGGCTAATTGCCCTCCTAGCTCGCGGAAGGAGTTTGTGTGATCCGAGTAGTCCGATAATACAGCTACGACAGTAGTCCTAGGTATGCTGTGCCTGCGGATCATGTTCGTCTGCGAACAGCCCAGTGCGTGTAGATAAAGTATCTTAGCTACCTTCTCTGGATTGTGCCTAGATAGGCTCTTGATCTTGGATGCTTCTTTTTCACGCTGGATAGTCACAATAGCATTAGAGATGCTTTGCATTAACTCGTCCTTCTCGTCACCCTGTTTCAATTCTGCAACTGGCTCTTCCATACCCTATTTCATTTTTGCAATAACCCATTGCAATTCTGCAATAACCCATTGCAATTTTGCAACACCTATACCATTATACATACATTATATATATAATTATAAGGGCGACAATAATTATAGCACCCGCGAATTTGATTTCAATGTCATTCATGAATTGTGCTTATGACCTCTGGGCTTTGGGTTGTCAAGCTAAACCCAATCGGAATGTCAATTTTTTTATGGGGTTGTTTATATATATATAGAAATTCTGTCGCAACTTTTTGCAGACCCCCTCCTCCCCATGTATCCAGATTTCCACTACAAACGGGCGTAATCTGACGTAAGTCGTTGGTATACAGCTACTATGGACACATCTGAGCCTAGCTAACCTAGCTAATCTAGCTAAGTCATTGGTTATCAGTTACTTGTGTTACATATGAGGTAGTAAAATGTTTCTCCTTATGGAAATGTATCTGAAATCCCACTACAAACACCCATATTAGTGGTATCACTTTGGGCTAAGTTTCTAGCTAATCCTCTAGCTACCCTTCTAGCTCGTTTCATAAGTCGTTGATTATCAATACTATGGACAACACTAGGAAAACAGGGTCATGGAGAGATAGTTGAGAAAAACCTTCCAATTATTTGATAATCAGTTTATAATGGTGGCTCGTTCTTTTCCAGTCTCGCCCAGCAATGAGCCAGACAGAGTTAGCTAAAGCTAGCTACTTCGCCAGCCAGCGTTACCGCTGAGTAACATTATCCGATATCTCGACATGGAGAGATGGGGATCAGTTGCCAGCCAGTTGGGTGAGCCAAGCACAATGACTCCATGCAGTTACCGCTCCACTTTGATCATCCCTTGATGTATGTGCCAGCAGACTCAGAGCCAGTGACATCGATCACTGAGCTAGGTTATAAGTTGCCAGTTGGATCGGCAACGAGACGAGACCGAAACGCGAAAGCGTCCAGTGCTATCTGCACTGCTGATGAGGTCAGAATACCTCGTATCAATAAACCAAATACAAAAATAGATATGAATAATAAATGCGAACCAACAATAGATCTCAATTATAAATACAAAGCCACAGAAGCTGAGATACTTCGTATGTGGCTTAGGAATAATAAAGATGTGGGTAAGGAAGACTTAGCTAAGGTAGTTAAAGCAAATGTCGTAGTGCTACATAGTTTAGTGACTTTCTATGATGGCTCACCGAATGCGATTGTTCGTAGATGGCGTAAGCATGGTGACTTCTTAGTAGCGGAGTATACACCACCAGTCACTCAATCATATGAGGTCACTGCTACCGTTACATTGATAGTGGATGCCACTGATGAACGCGATGCCATGCAGAAAGCAGACGAAGAGTTTGAGTCCAGAGACTTATGTTGTGAGATGCCATGGGAAGCAAAGCTAGAAGAGGATCGTGAAGACGATGAAGCAGATGAGTTTGATGCCATAGGCATGAAAGAACTCTGGAACCAATGCTAACAGGTCGAAACACCCACTGGGTGTCTGGCGGTATCTCCGTCACTGATGAGACCATCAGTATCAATAAAACCAATACAAAAATAGATATGAATAATAACGACAAACTAAAGACATGGCTCCGCAAGAATCCTAACAGATCAACGCTGAGTGCAAACGCGACAGACATAGCTTGTGCAGGTAAGCCACAGCTAGAGAAGTGGGTGATCGAATTGGGTGGTGATCCAGAGATGATCTACAATACAGAATACACCAAGACATCCGCATCAACTCCAGTAACTACACCAGTAGCTACACCAGTAGCTAGCACTGGCGTATCGGATGCGGATAGAATCAAGATACTACAGGATATGTTCGGTAGTAGTGACAATCTTGATACAGACAAGGTAAAGGAGATCGTGCGATCCGTAATGGATGACGAAGTCCTACCTACCATCGATCAACTGAAGGATGATGTTAAGGAGTTATCTCCACTAGCTAGCACACTGAAGGAGATCGCTGACATCATGAAAACAAAAACATCGGCAAGGTTGCCAATAGCTACAGCGGTAGCCAGCGGTAATAATCCAATGCTTGAAAAGATAGAACCCTATTACACTGCTGGTGAAACTTGTTCAGTGCCAGTGTGCATCTCTGCTCCGCCATCCTATGGCAAAAGCTACAGTGTAGAGATTCTAGGGCAGTCATATGACACATTCGTCCAGCACGGATGCAATGGATCAGAGGATGAGTTTGCATCTCTGCAAGGTGGCTTCCAGCCAGACAGTAAGTCTGGTGGATGGAAAGTAGTAGACGGAAAGTTAGCACAGGCAGTGCGATCAGCGAGTGAAGGTAACAATACGTTATTCTTTTTCGATGAAGCGTTTCGTATGCATCCAGAAACCGCAGAAAATCTGCTACAGTTTCTTGCTCCGCAACCAGACGAAGATGGCGATGATGTATACCAGCTATACACCAAGCACAGCGATGGTAGTAACTTGGAGTTACTGCAATGTAAGGCAGACAAGTTGCACATCGTATGTGCGACCAATCTCTGCGAGGTTGAGCCACCAGAGGCATTGATGTCTCGCTTCTTATTCAAGCACATCCAATACAAAACTGAGATGATTGAAAGCATCGGTGAATCGGTAGCTAAGAAGTATGGTATAGCTAATCCAGAAAACCTAGCGAAGCTATTCGCTAAAGCCATGGGTGAGTCTCGCAAGATGCGAGCCAATGGTCAGATACTAGTGCCACTTTGCATCCGCACACTTAGACGTGGATGTATGCTGGCAAAGGATGCCACTGACGAAGGTGTTCGCAAGTGGATCAGAGACGAAGGCATGGATGCCTTGTTAATGTGGAACTCAGACACTGGGGATGTCACTGAAGATAGTGAGTCTGGTGTTAGAGACCTAGCTAAGATTCTTAGCTAACGTATCAACAAATCAAATACACATAGATATGAATATGCTAGATACCATAACTAAAGCGTATCGCTTTTGTAAGCGTAACGTAACCGCTACCCAGAAGGGTGGCGTTCTAACACGAATGAAGATAGCTACTGGCAGACGATATAAGTTTGATATCGATGCCAGTGTTAACACTGCAAACTGGTGTTATAACAATCGTCTCAATCGACATGAGATAAAATGCGGAACATCATTGGATCGTATCTGTAATGCTGATACAAAGTCATCTCCGAAAAAGATGAAGGAGTTTATCCAGCAGATCATCCGACATGAGACTGAGCATGGCATCCAGACTGATCGCACTAATGTGGTCGGCACTTGGTGTAAGGATCATGGCATCCCATTCAGATTGTATAATCTGTTTGAAGACTGTCGCATCGAATACAACAGTGCTATCCGCAAGGATGGTGACGGTTCATTCCGCTGGGTAAAATACCAAGATGTGGATGCCAGCTATAACCTAGCTAGCTCACTACTATGGGCTATCAAGATCAATGAAGCTGGTATTAAAAAGTCAGCTAGTGCATATGTGCCAGATTGGACGGGGACAGAGTATATGGTCTACAATGGTAAGAGACGTAAGACTCGTCTCATCGTGCTGGCTTTTTATCGCAGGATAATAGCTACCACTTGTTCGATGAACCTAATGCCAATCTGTCTGGAGTGGATAGAGTTATTCGGCAAAGAGGTTCCGCCATCCATGGGTGATGATACCATCAATGGTGAGCTTGATCCTAACTCACCAGAGGGTGAGGAAGTCGATGAGACTTCCCAAGTCGAAGTCGATGAGTCTAACCATGACCATGACAGAAAAAGTAGCTGGTGGGATCAGAAGGTAAAACCAATGAATGATCACCAGATATCAAGGATAGCTAGAGCGATGAATTCCATCGTTACCAAAGCTAAGTCCACCAAAAATAAGCTATCCACCATGGGTAGTAAAATCTCAGTGGATCATGTGATACAGGGAAGCGAGAGATCGTTTTTCAAACGTGGTCGCACGAGAGGTAAGCGTAAAGTAACGCTCATTGTGGATACCAGTGGATCGATGGAAAGCACTTGGGATGTTCATGGCGGTAGGGAATTCGTGTTAGCTTTCAGACAGCTAGCTAGGAAAAACCTAATCGATCTGGACATCCTGTTAACTCAAGTTGACCATCGCAGATGTGCGGTATCCAAACGTATCCATAAAACTGATACAGATGAGTGGATCAATAACCTAGACTGCCAAGGATGTGGCGAGGGTGTCATGCAATGCATCAAGCGGTTCCTACCGCTGATAAAGAAAAGCACGACATCGATCATATTCACTGATGCGTGTCTAACGGATGATGACATCGATACCCAGTTTTATCGCAACTTGGGTCTCAACATGATCGCATCCTATATCGAACCCAATGACTGGGCTGTAGGATGTGGTCGCAAGAGGATGAATCAGCACTTCGCCAGAAGTGTCATCGCGACCAACGCTACTGATCTAGCTAGAAGGTTAATGCGTGAAATCCTCAAGGACTAACACGATGATCAGAAACCTAGAAGTCATCCTATACGTGGTCATCCTGCTATCCGCGATCATCGTCAGTGAAGCACAAACTCCATCGGAGATCGTCACCGCTACCATCATATTGGAAGCTGGTGGCGAATACTCTGAGGGAGCCATGCAAGCGGTATACGAAGTGATAGCTAACCGATCAGCTAACCGCCAGCTAGCACTGCACGAAGTCTGCCTACAACCATCCCAGTTTTCTTGCTGGAGTGGTAAGGAGGTAGCTAGCCAGATAGCTAAAGCCAAGTCTCACCCTAGATGGGGTGAGGCTTTTGTCATAACCCTGTATCCGAAAACCAACTACACTAACGGAGCAGATCACTACCATGCGGATCATGTCGATCCCTACTGGAATAAACACATGAAGGTAACCGCCATCATTGGTCGGCACATCTTCTACAAATAGAAAGAAAACCAATGCCAGAGATAACAATAGAAAAATGCAAGTATGGTGGCTGGAGCGTATACGAGTTTGATGTATACCCAAGGTCATCCGTGCTAGCTGGTCAGACACGTAAGCGTCACATCAATAGCTACGAAAAGCTGGAGGAAGCTGAGAAGCACTATCCCCAAGCGGATGTCGGATGCAGGGATGCATACAACTCATTCGACCATCTACCAGATGGGGACGACATGGAAGCGTTTGAGCGGGAATGCTTGAGACGCGAACAATACTAGCTAGCTAGCTAGCCAAGCTCACACCTTTCGGGGTGTGGGCTTTTTTTATGCCCGCACACAAAAAATTTCAGGGCGGAAATTTACTATGGACAACCCTCTATCCTAGCTACCCCATCAATTCTAAATCAAAACGGCTCCTAGCCCCCATGATCCCCCAAATCTTTGTGCATACGCAGGGTAAAAACGACTATGGACAACCCTCGCTCCTATATATATTGAAGTTTTTAAATTAGGTGCTTGACACCCTGTTGCATAACTGCAAACCTACGCTCATAGATCAGCACGAAGCTATCTAATAAAACATAACAAAAGGAGACAAAATGCGAAAGCTAAAAACATATAGAGTATTACTATCAACCCTGCGTGGGGAGTGGGTAACAGTGCAAGCCGAGAATGAGGGCGAAGCACAAACTAGAGCCGTAGAGGGCTATCATAATGGAGTGGAGGAATCCGAGGTCATCGAATCTGGGGTAACTGGGGACGTTGAGTTAATCGATGAGGAACCCTATAGCACAGAACAAGTTTTGGATTTCATCAGAGATCACTGCATCCAGTGGGAGATGATTGGTCATCCTTCAGAGGGCGATGCTCGCATTGAGTTCCACAACTACGAGAATTCCACTAAGTTCTGCGACTATCCCTACGATAACCGAGATTCTCTTATGGAGGGCATCTGGTTTATAATGGATATGCACTATCAGCGAGAAGAATACTACGCTCAAGACGCAAAAACGCAAAAGTTATATCCCAATGCTGATGTTTAACGAGAGTCATGCTTCCAAGTATGGACTCAAGGAAGCGATAATTCTGCACAAGGTAATCTTCTATGTCCTTATCAATAAGAAGGATGGGAGAAACTTGCACGGAGGGAAGCACTGGACGTTCAACTCAAGAGAGGGTTGGCGTTCAGTATTCCCCTTCCTTTCGGATATGCAGATATGGAGATCACTGAAGAATCTAGAGAAGCAGGAGGCACTTATTAGTGACTCATTT